TGGAATAAGGTCACGGCCAACAGCAGGATCTCCCACGGCCCGCTCCTGATCGGCCCTGATTGTGTCCGCGCGTTCGGCAATTTCTATCTGTCCCTTGAGGTCATCATAGTCCTTATTGAGTTGTTCCCAATTTTCTTTCTCTACGGCGCTAAAATCCCGGCTTTCTTCATTGATCTTACCTGCCAATTCTGTAATCTTATTGGCCAGACCTGCGCCTTGTTCTCGCATTTCTTTTACACTTGGCATTTTAATTACCCCGTTTCTGTGCCGGGATAACATGCGATTTGGGCTTTAAGGTGTGTAAAAACAACGAAACCGCCGTTACCACCGGCAATGACCATAAATCATTACCTGCAAGTAGTAACGCCGGTTAGACGGCGTGTGCCACTATGCTTTACTGCCCAACATAGTTACATTGACTTGGCAATGCTCATTATGTTAGGAGAGAAACCCCGTTTTCTACAGTATACTACAAAATTCCTCTATGTCAAATTAATTCGCTATTTATTTTGATGGCACGGGCTCTATAGCTTGCCAAACGCCCCTGTAAACCATTATTTTTCTTTTCTTCAAGCCATTTTTCGTACGACGCCCTTGCTTCACTGGCATTGTCCGCCGAACGGATGCCCGTTGTGGTTGCTTCGTAGGCCGGGAATGTAACAGGGCCGACATCAAACAGCTTGGCATCGGTTATTTCGCGGATCTCGAATGTGTGGCCGTCGCTATCCTTTTCTTCGATCCAGTTTTCGCCCTTGCTTCTAACCTGAAAAGAAAAGGAACTACCCTGAAGATCGCCACGCCTGATATGCTCCTGCACATCGCGCGATATAGTAGTCTCGGCCACCTCATTAACATACCGTAAACCAAACTTATCAGAGGTTAAAGTTAGCGTTTTAGCACTTGTTCTACCCAGCAAATTATCGGGATTATGATTAAACAAGCCCCGCACATCGTCCTTTCCAATTGCTAAATCGAACGCGCCGGGCATAATCCGCTCCAACGCCCCTGGCCATAGCTCATATTCGGTATCCCTTGTGCCATCATAATAAACCGATGCATAACCTACTATTTTCGTAGGCTTATCTTCGCGGGTTTCAAGGGCCACATTTGACTGTGCTTGTTGTGTATATCTGCGTTCCATTGATATCATCTCCTATATATTTACATTCCAGTTATTAAGGTTGCAAGATTGTCAGCAATATTATTTTTCTCACTATCAGTCCATTCTACTATAGACATTTTTAATTCATCGGGCTTACATTCGGCTGATTCATGCAAACCATCCCGAATAGCATCAAAAAATGCATTTGTTGCATCAACAACCAAATCAGCCGCCCGCATATTCCTAATAGATGCAACCGCCTCAATTGTCGGCGATATTGCCTCGATAAACACGTCACAATTGCCCGATTCCAGCTTATCATCAACCCATTCGATGAAATTATCCGCTTTCTTGGCCGCTTTCTGCGCCTGTATACTGACTCTCTTGTGCATCCGCTGAACGGTATCCATCACTAACCGCCGATGTGCCTGGATTATGGCTGATTTTTGCTCGTCACCATCATTATTGGGGGGAAATAGTGGCGAATCAGAATCATCATCATCCCCTTCTTCGTCGCCGATAATGGTTATATTGGCCGGCATACGGAACTTTTCGCCCTCTCCATCCGGTATCGGTGGCCGATTGCGGATAGCCCGCGCCTCATCGGGTGACAATAAACCGTTGTTTACTTCTTCAACTAGCGAACTAACCAGCGTCTTTGTGTCGAGATTGATTACCGCGTCACGCATGAACTCAAAGAAGTGCGTATCTTCGCGTTTTTCCTTCTCCGTCAGCAGCTTATCCCAGCACTCAAACTCCCATTGGGCCAACCAAGGATCAACGGCGTCATCAAGAAATGATTTATTCTCTTGTTCTAAACTCGCGAAGGCAGTCCTTGTTGTGTCGCCTATCTTGTGGGGCGGTATCCCTATAATATTTGCTATTTCTCGAATCTCGAATTGCCGCAACTGTACTAACTGTGACTTGCGGGCATCTGATGATATAACATTGGCCTTCATCCCACCTTTCAAAATGACTGTTTTATGTGCATTGTCTAAACCTGAATGCATACCGTTCCATGAATTTCTTAATTCTTGCATTGCTTGGGAATCTAAATCGTCTGGATGCTCAAGCACAACATTTAGGGCAGCAGCATTCTTAAAATATATAGCGCCAAACTTCCGAGTACCCAATGACATACCCAGCGATTCTCTCATGTAGGCGATTACATCGTATCCCACCAAACCATCGAAGCCTAAACCCTTAATGTGTATTACATCTTCAGGGCGCAGTTTTCGCATTTCGCCAACACTGCCTTCGCCGCCCCCCACATGTGTTACATACCATAGTTTGCCATTCTCTCGCACAGGATATGTTTGCAGCGGGTTAAGCGGTAATACCTCCTCCGGGCTGGCATTTCCCCGGCGATATATATAAGCGTAACCATTGCCTCTACCTGTCATGATTGCATGAGCGGTTAAAGTCTTCCGTAAATGGAAAGCGTTCATATACTGATTGGGCTTACGCCTCATTAAGTAATAGGCCGGGTGTTTTGTGTCTCGATCTTTGCCGCTATCCTGACGGCGCTTGTATAGATGAAATGGGATTTTGCCCACATAATCTGAAATCAGATTGATGCCCCGCCAAACAGCGGTTATGCTTATTGCGCTTTTAGGTGTAACCCGTACACCCGATGATGACCTTCCGCCCCCCGTCAACGTATCCCACAAGTCGCTATCTTCGCCTATCGAGCTCAACGGAACCGCCGGATTCTCTAAAGATCGTTTTGCTAAAGCCTCAATTATCATTTATTTGGCCCTCTTTGCCCACAGCCAGGCTACGCATACACATATAGAGCCTAAACCAATCAAAGATGCTGGCGGATATATCCACCATAAACCAACCCCGATAAAAGCAAATCCCATTGTTGCAAGTAAATCACGCATAATTAACCTATATAGATTCAATCCCGTATACTGGTTTCTTCTGTTCGCCACGCAACAGCGCTCGAGCCAAGCCCGTTATAGTTGCCACCATCCCATCAATCTTACCCGTTGATTTCTTTTTTGACGGTTGGATATTGCCGTTCTCGTCAACTTTCATAACCGTATGGGTATTGTGTTCGTGCAAAACAGGGTTGCCACCGTGTTCAATTGTCTTAGAATATATCTTGGCTCGCAAAGTTTTGGCCGGATCGGACAATGAACGTGAGCCTTGCCTAACAACCACCATTTCAAAACCATCTTCTTCGCGTAATTGTCGGCCCAATTCGAGGGCATTCCATTCGTCATAACCAATTTCGATAATAGGATATGTTTCGCGCAGCTCATTCAGCTTCTTACGGATAGCCTGTTGATCGACTTCGTTGCCTTCCGTGTAATCAACATAGCCTGTACGATGCCAATGCCTATATGGAATGGCATACTTGCGTTCCGTCTTTGCCGCCGTATCTTCAGGTATCCAAAAGTACGGTATCAATACCCACTTTTCATCTTCGTTTTCGGGCGGGAATATTAATACCACCGCCGTCAAATCCTCTTTGGCTGACAGGTCCATGCCGACATAGCATTTGCGGCCCGCCAATTCTTTCAGCTTGCGCGTTCTCCATTCCTTCGGTGTTTCCCCGTTATTCAGGCCCGACGCCTTGAACCAGTCGTCTGCTGGTATCCATGCTTCATCGACATCGGTAACAATATTCAGGTGTAGGCGTAAGAAATTGTTAAGCTTCGACGGATCATCTTGTGTCTTTTTGCATTCCCGCCCCAAGAAGCTTTCGGGAATCGTAACATCCATATTAGGGTTGGCCTTGGCCCATGTTTTAGGACTTTTCCAGTCATCTTTTCGAGAGCATTCATATATAACCGGTAGAAACCCCGGATCATAGCCCGGCTTGCTTTTGTCGCCGTTGTTTTTCTGGACGTCATGGCCGTATTTGAGCAGACTATTGCACAGACTTATTCGGTTATAATCGGCGGTAGTTGTGTATACTACCAACGGCTGCGCCCGGGCCGCTGTGGATTTCTGCAATACCTCGGCAAGTTCAGGCGTCCGGTGCCGATGCACCTCATCAATTGCCACCATGTGAGGGTTGGCCCCATCGGCCGTGTCGGCGTCGGCTGACAGACAACGATACGAGGACATAAAATCATCGTAAGCAATGGAGCGGACAACGGAGCCGCCCTTTGCGCCGTAGACGTTAAGCAGCTTCGATAGGTCATCGTCCAGCTTGACCATGCCTGCAGCGTGCGAAAATATCAACGCCGCCTGATCTTTAGACGCTGCTGCCGAGTATATCTCAGCACCCAATTCACCATCACAGACCAGCATATACAGAATCAAACCCGCTACCCATGCGGATTTGCCGTTCTTCTTGGCCACATAAATAAAACATTCACGGTATCGCCGCGTACCATCAGGCCGCTTCCAGCCGAATAGGCACCCTGTAACCGCTTGCTGCCAATCCTCCAGCACAAAATGTTCACCCGCCTTTGGCCCTTTAACGTGTTTCAGGCATTCGGGAAAGAAGTCTATCACCCGTTGTGCCGCATCTTCGTCGAACCAATCCACGGGTGCAGCGGTGGCAATAGGATCGTAGCCCGGAATCAGGCTGAATAGCTTGCACCATTTAGCGCTGATCTTCAGTTTACGTGCCAAGCCCTTACGCTTGGTTCTAGGTTTTTCCAGCAACCCCGTTGTCAATGATTACCCCGCTACAGCGACGCCTTGTACTCGTCGATGGTCATCAAATCCCCCGCATCAACCCAGTGGGCCGAAGCGATATGGAAATTATCCTTGTCAACTTGGACAAGATAACGATTAGTGAGCCTCTTGGTGCGGTTCCCAGTAGCCGCAATACCAATTACTACCGACTTCTTGCCGTTCCACATCCGAATATTGCCAATTTGTGGACCCTGTGCCGGCTCTAATCTCGGATGATCGTTAGCGATACTGATACTATCTGGTTTGATTTTGCTCATAATATTATCCCGTATTTGCTATCCTTGGTTTAAAAAACCTCTCTTTTTTCTTTTCGTCACTCGACTTTTCGGGCACTTTGACACGCGGACGGTCCTCGGCGGTCAGCCCAAAGCTCCGAGCTATACCACGCCAGCGACCGGAAGCACGATCCGCCAAGATCATAAGCCGCCGATGTTCAATTGATATTTCGTTATGGTGTTGGGCCGACTTCCTGTACTTGCAATAATCGGACCAGGACTCACACATTGTTATCAAAGCAGCGCGGTCCACGCTTGCCAAAACACCCTTTGGGGCAAGCACAGGTATGATTCTATTCCACTCCGCTAGGGCTTCTTTATCCCATTTGGCAGGCGGTTTGGGCATTTCGGCCTCTAGCTCTAGGTCATCCGGCCTATCCTTAGCCCGCCGACTGCCCCTGTTTTCAAGGGTTTTCTTGCTCTTTGGTGATCGTCCCCGTAATCCCATTT